TGTTAATTTAGCTAAAAAGGCTGGAATCTTGCATGATCTCGGTAAAGCGGTAGATCATGAGGTAGAAGGAACGCATGTAGAAATCGGAATAAAGATTTTGCAAAAATTCGGAGTGGAAAAATCCATTATTGATACGATGAAATCTCATCATGAAGATTATCCTTTTGAAAGTCCGGAATCAATGATTGTGGCGGCTGCCGATGCCATTTCCGCTAGTCGACCAGGAGCTAGAAAAGACACTTTGGAAAACTATTTGAAACGCTTAGGCGAATTGGAAGATGTAGCCAATTCTTTTGAAGGGGTTGAAAAGACCTATGCGATTCAAGCAGGAAGAGAGATTCGAGTTTTTGTTAAACCAGAAGATATTGATGACTTAGGTGCTGTTAAATTGGCTCGTTCTATCGCGGACAAGATTGAGAAGGAGCTTAAATATCCAGGAGAAATTAAAGTTAATGTAATTCGCGAAACACGAGCCCAGGAAATAGCCAGATAAAAAATAGAAAATCAAAAATCCCTCTGAACGAGGAATTTTTTTACTTGTGGATAACTTAGTTGCTTTATTTAAGGCAAAAAGGGTAAAATGAGAACATAAGGTTAATAAAATTCCCGTAAAATAATTTGCCTGCAGCAAATCATTACGGTATAAACTAGAAAGGATGGTGAAATATGGCTAATATAAACAAAGATGCATTAATTTCTTCCATTTCTGCTAAAACAGAACTTTCCAAAAAAGATATTGAAATGATGATTGACGCGATGACGGATGTGATTACTAAATCTATCAAAGCTGGAGACAAGGTAACTTTAACTGGCTTTGGAACTTTCCGCGTTTCTGATCGTGCTGCCAGAGAAGGAATTAATCCGCAAACTAAAGAAAGAATTACGATTCCAGCAATGAAAGTCCCCAAATTTACTGCTGGAAAGGTATTGAAAGAAGCGGTAAAATAACTTTTATTTGCAAATAAAAGATAGAAACAAAAATCCCTTTCGGGGTTTTTGTTTATCTTACCAAGGCGGATTTTTCTGAATATTGACTAATAGTAAAATTGAAGGTAGTATTAAACTTAGTTTTAAAATAAAAAATTACGGGGTGTTGTGTAATGGTAGCGCGCTTGGTTTGGGACCAAGTAGTCAGAGTTCGAATCTCTGCACCCCGACTCTAAAGGGAATTATGAATTATGATTTATGAATTACGAATGTTTACAAAAATAAATTTTTGATTTAAAATTTAATTCATAATTCAAAATTTATAATTTAGAATTAGAAAAGCGGGTATCGTATAATGGTTTCTTATATCAGCCTTCCAAGCTGAGGATGGGGGTTCGATTCCCCCTACCCGCTCAAAAAAATCAGAGATTTTTTTGAGCGAGGCTCGCCCCTTTAGGGCGGCCCGCTCATCAAATCTAAGCGAGGCTCGCCCCTTTAGGGCGGCCCGCTCATCAAATCTAAGCGAGGCTCTTTTATGTCAACTGAGAATATTTTAATAATACAAAATAAAAAACTCTGGCTTATCTGGAGTTTTTTTAAAAGAAAAAGGCGGACTTATTATAAGTCCGCCGATGTGTTTTCCTGCTAAAAATTTTTTATAGCAGTTCAGCCATTCGATCAGCCAAACTGCTTCTGGCGCTTTTTTTCATGCGCAAGTAACAAAAATCTTCTTCATTGATCAGCCTGGCAATCAAATAGGCAAGGCCATTGCTTTCTGCATCCAAATAGGGAGTATCTATTTGATCAAGGTCGCCGGTGAAAACGATTTTGCTTCCTTCGCCCAATCGAGTAGCTAAAGTTTTCATATCGTTGGGTCGCAGATTTTGAGCCTCATCCACAATGATATATTGCTCAGGCAAACTCCTTCCTCGGATGTAGGTTAAGTTACCAATGTCCAATTGTTTTTTTTCAATAAGAAACTGGTAGCTCTTGTGTTGACTTCTTGCTCCCTTGCTCTCACCACCATCTACTGGTGTTGGATAAAGAACATCAAGGTTGTCATAAATCGGTTGCATCCAAGGGTCGATTTTTTCAGAAATATCCCCTGGTAGAAAACCCATATCGTATCCGTGAATTGGAACAGGCGGTCTCATTACCAGAACCTTTTTAAAAAGAGGGCATTTCTTAGTTACCTGATGAGTGGCAGCAGCTAGAGCGAGCAATGTTTTGCCAGATCCCGCTTTTCCAGTTAGGGCAACGACCTTAATATCAGGATTGGTTAGGGCATCGATGGCACAGGCTTGTTCAATATTTTTGGGCGAAATATCATTTAATTCCCGACCAATCCTGATTATATCCTCGCTATCTTTTCCCCAAATACGGAAGAAGTCATCCCCTCTCTGTTGATAGCGTACTGATAAAATTCCATTATTGTATTCTTCATTCTGTAAAACGAATCCGTATTTTTTGAAAAGAGTAGTTTTGTCTCGCTTATAATCTTGTGCGGGTATATCCATCGCACCAGATTTTATCATTACTGCTGCGTCCTTGGAAACGACAATGACATTGGACGCACCTTTATTTTTGAGCTCTATAGCACAAGAAACAATCAGATTGTCCGGCTTTGATTCGATGAAAAAGTTTTCTTTTCCAGAAATTACTTTTAAAGTTCCGCCTCCAGGCAATAAAATACCTTCAGAAATATCACCTTCAAGCGCATACTTTCTGATTTTTCTTAAGGCTTTTCGAGCAGAATAAGGAACTTCACCATAGCCAGACTTAAGATCGTCCAACTCTTCGATGCAAATCAAGGGAATCACTACATCATTGTCTTCAAATGTTTCAATAGCATCCGGATCGTGAATCAATGGCTTGGCAGATGGCTCGCTCGATGGATTCCGGAAAGATGGCTTGCCCTGGTTATTACGCCAGAGCCGCCAGTGGAACCCCCGGAAGAGCCGCAGCTGCCATCGGTGTATTATCCGGAAACGCTCGGGAGCATAGGCCGTCGCTCTCTTTCCGGCGACATCGACATAGCGCAGGCTTACGCATCCAGGCAGATTTCGGAGTCAAGATCCGTTGGCGGTCTGTCTGGGGTTGTGTCACGCGGAGAGATGATCCAGGCAGCTCTGCGGTCAAACGGGCTATACCAGGGAACTTCCGGATTGTTGTTGATAGCAAGCGGGTCAGGTGCAAATTTGAAAACAACATCCGGATCGTTACTGATCCTGGGTGGCGCATCTTCCGGCTCTGGCGGTTTAATTGAAAGCCAAACGAAAGGCATACTGGTGATCGTATGAGCACAGCATCAATGAAACGCCACGACACGGCCGCAAGATTCTACAGCCAGCTCACGCTGGACGGATCCGCGATCGATCTCACCGGATGCAGGGTGCTGTTCATTTGCAGGTCTGGCGTTACCGCGTTCGCGGACAACGCATCGATTGTTGATCCTCTCTTCTGGGTATGTCGAGTATTATCCAGGGCCGTCTTTCCCGACTCAGGTTGGCGATTACCAGCAGGAATGGGAGGTGTACTTCCCCAACGGCAGGAAGCAGACATTCCCGAACGGAACGTACAACACATTCAGAATCCTTGAGGATCTGAACAACTGCTGATTTGCGGTGCCCGTTACGGGGCGTGGCGTCCGGAACGGCGTTCGCCACGACGGGGCTGCGGTTGCAGTCCGGCCGCTTCACAGGGGGACCATAACAGGTCCCCCTGATCCTTTTTCGGATTTGTTCTCCTGGCTCTCTGCGAGGTCAGACAGCAGCATTGCTGGCTCTTCACCAGACAGCATGTAGGTCAGACCGTCGAATACGTGCCGATACTTCTGGCCCTTTTCAATCAGCGTAGCCCCGGTGCCGGAACGCAGCGACTTCAGCATGGCGATCGTGTTCTTGCAGCGTGCGCTGATGAGTATTCGGTTCTCGAACAGGAGGATCTTCATGATGCGAATGCGCTTGGCGATAGACCCTGGAAACTTTGGGGCTCCCATGAGTTCAACCTTCCCGTCGGTGTACCGCATTACGAGGTTCTGGTCATACGTCTCGGCACCGGCTCTGAAGTTCGTCATCGCAGCAGAGTCTGACCAATGACGCCACTCGAAGGCCTCCTTCCTTGCCTCATCGTTGCCGTGCAGGAACTTCATCCAGTACTCATACCTCTCCATGAATGCCTCGCAGAATTCGGAGATTCCAACCTTCGACTCTGGATCCAGCTGGCAGACCTCGTCGATTATCCAGTAGGCCTTCAAGTTCGAGTCGTTCAACTCCACCTGCTCCCCGATGTGCGCTGAGTGGTATCGGTCTCCAAGGTCCCAGCCGCTCAGAAGCGACGTGCACCCTTCGGACGGGGCGAGGATCTGCCACTCTTTCTCATCAACGTTGGAGCAATCTCCTATCGTGTGTCGTTCGGCCGAGAAGTGCTTGATGAAGATTGCATCCTTGCTTGCCCGAACCCACTTCCCCTCAACATATCGAGCCCACAGGTCCGGATCGTGCCGGTGCTGCGCATAGATGTCCTTCCGCTGCTCCTCGGACAGGAATGGGTTGTCCTGAATCATGATCTCGAACAGCGCCATGTTCTCGATCAGCAGCTGCTCGTATTCGTCTGGGTTCTCTTTCCTTGGCAGTCCGTACCACAGCTGCCAGATCCAAGAGTCCTCCCCTTCCTCTGCAGGATTGGTGTCCGCCAGCCATAGGTGATCATCGTAGGCGAGGTGCGGCATGCGGAGCTGGCTGGTGGTTGTCGTGAAGACCATTCGAGACGGAAAGTTGGACAATTCAGCGAAGTAAAACGCAGAGAACCGGGTGGACTTCGCGATCTGCTCAACCTCGCCAATGTTGTCGATTGAGTGCAGTTGAAACTCTGTCTCCCCCTCGTATTGGTTCTCGATCTTGAAGTAAACCATGCGGCTCTGAGCGTCCTGCTTTGGACCGTAAGTGCCATCCGCCCGCTTGGTTGTGTACCGGGTCTGGCCAGCCTTAACCCATTCGGGGATAACGATTTTGGTGATATCGTCCCAGATCCCGCCCGACTTTGCGTTGCGGATCGTTTTAGTAAACAGGCCCACCCTGCCATCTGGCGTCTCAACGCCATGCTTTATCAGCCGGTGGAGGTTCACCCACGTCTTCGATGACATACGCGGCCCGCAGACCAAGGTATAGCGCTTGTAGTTGTTGTACACCCGGATTTGCACCGGGCTCAGGTTCGGATACCAGTGACCGTTTACGTCAAAGGGCATACCAATCAATAAACTTGATCGACCGCCATGAGCAAGCCTACCGTAAACCATGCCAAGCAAGATCACTCTTGATACGGCAGAGCCTGGGATCGCTGAAGTTGTTGCGAGTGCTGCGGTTGGCGAGCCTTTGACTTTGCGCAACGTCACCATTGTTCCCACCAGCGTCAGTGACGCCATGATCGAGGCTGACATCGCTGAGATCACCGTCGACGACATCCCAAGCGTGGAGGAGGGGGCCGTCGAGACGATGGATGATGGCGGCGTTCCTGTAGGGATGCCAACCACCAATACCGGCGGTTTCGATGAAGGCGGAATGTAAGATCACCAGGAGCGAGTCTGGGATTCGGCTGTCGATCGTTGTCTCTGAGATCAAGCAGCCGAAGCGCCTGAAGTGCGGCAGGCTCTACGAGTTCGTCTTCATCAACCAAAAGATCGACTGCCCAATGGAGGTCGACGGCATCACTGTAAAGCCGAAGCTTGTCCTGAAGCTTTCGAAGAAGCTGACGGAGCGCGAGGTGATAGCCCTGAATAAAATGAGGCTGCTCAAGAAAATCGGCATAGTCATGCCAGAGGATATGCTTATATGAAGCTGTCGACCTTCGAATCTCTCAAGCTCACACCGGACGATCTTCGGTCAAAGTTCGAATACAGCCCAAAGACCAGGAGACGCCCCAAAGACGACAAGATCAAGGAGTTCATCGAGTTGACCAGGGACAGGATTCGCGAGGGGCGGCGTCAGAATCTTTCCGACTTCCGCATGTGGTGGGCGATGGACACGGCCTACGATGTGCCGTTCAAGCAGACCACATACTCCCACGTTTCAACGTTCGTTGAGCGGGTGATGAACAGTGACGCCCAGCCGAGTGAAATCCTCAAGATGGCGAAGGAGTGGGGCATCGCGAGCTTCATCAAGGAGACCGACAACGACGGAAAGAAGTGCAAGCCGCGAGTCGACCTTCCTGTCTTTTTCCAGATCTTCATTCCGCTGGTTCGGGCATACCTTCACATCCGGTGGGCCAAGCTGTTCAACGATCGCAATGTCTTCCCTCTTCTCAAGTTTGAGCCGCTCAAGAACACTGAAGTCAACAGGCTCAGATGCGAAGTCATCACCGACCTCATCGAAGCGATGGGGCAGCAGCTCGGCTACAGGAGCACGCTGAAGCAGTGGATCTTCAACATGCTGCATTACGGCACGGCGATCATGTTCCCGGTTGAGGACTGGTATCGCGAGTATGGCGTTGGTGATGACCTTTCGAAGGTGGTCGTCAAGCAGGGGCTTCGCTACTCAATCCCTCATCCGAGCCGGGTTTTCTACGATCAATTTCATCGGATCGGCACCGTGAACTTCGACTCCGGAATCCAGTTCGGCGGCTATTGGAGGATCGTTCGATATGGGGAAATCAAGGCGAACGAGAGCTACTGGAACCGCGACTGGATCTCAATGATGGACCACGATCTAATCAGGTCCAATGGCACGTTCTTCTCCACGGTTTACCCGTGCCAGATGAGCTTCCCGGTCGACGGCAAGATCGGCCCGCGATCCGGGGCTGGCGAGCTGGACCGGGAGTCCAACGCAAGCTTCTACACTTCGCAGCACAGCGATAAAGGGGTTGTTCTGTGTGACCTGTATCAGAAGCTCAACCCGTTCCAGGTTGGGCTCACGTCTGACGAGAGGGCGAATTTCAAGACGTGGTTCAGGACAGTAGTGGCTAACGATGTGGACGTGGTCTACATGGCTCCGCTGGGGTACTCCCCGCTGCTTTATATGGGCTATGACGCCCACGAAGAGCGCAGGAGAAACGCCAGCTTGACCCTTGAGGTCCTACCGTTCCAGGACCACATGTCCAACTTGATCAGCCAGCAGATCCTCACCGCCAAGCAGAACCTGACGCGCATTGTGTTCGTCGACGAGAACTTGGTCCCAAGGCAGTACATCGATCGGGTGGCGAACCTTGGGGAGGACAAGTATCGGTCGACGATCCTGATCCCGCACAAGGGCAGGAAGACGATGATGGCGCAGTCCGATGTCAGGAAGGCCTTCGAACACATCCCATTCCCGGTTGCCAGCACCGTCGAGATCATGCAGGCGTTCAGGCTCCTGCTCGATACCCTGGAGCGGGTGCTGGTGTTTTCCGCCCAGGAGGTTGGGTCTGTTGCGAGCCACGAGCAGACCGCTGAGGAGACCAGGATTGTTCAGGGCTCGGTCAATAACCGGGTTGCCCTCACTGACAGCTTTGTGGACGACGCGATCTATGGCTGGAAGAAGCAGCTGTTCGATGCCGACCAATGCTACAACGACGACACCTTCGAGGCGCAGGTTGACATCGTCGAGCCGATCAATGCCGGGGTGGTTGAGGATGCGGGGATGAAGATCGAATCGGCCGGAAGGCGCGGCGTCACCAAGGCCCAGGTATCCGGAAGCCGGTCGAAGCTCGCCATGGAGAAGTTCGTTTCGGCACGCGAGGGCGAGAACCGGATCAACAATCCGGAGCTGGCTGCCGGGATGAGCCACATCATGCAGGTCATGCTGAACAATCAGATGACGGCACTGGCTATCGGGCCAAGGCAGGCGATCAAAGTGTTCAACACCATCGCCAGGCTCGCAGGGCTCCCGCGTGACTTCGCACTCAACGTCGAGAACCAGAAGGTGATCGACCAGATGATGGGGCAGGGAGCGCAGCAATCCGGTGATCAGCAACCGGTTACGCAAGAGCAGATCGCCAAACTATTCGAGCAACTGGCCTCTGAAATCATGAAGAAGGTCGACGCCGATACCGAGGCAAAAATCAAAGAGCAGGTCGCCCAAGTTGAGGAAACCGTTTCGCGTAACGCCGAGGAGGTGAACAACTTAGGCGGAGCGCTTGATCAACTTATGTCTCGACTTGATGTGCTCATGGGTGCAGCTTCCCAGCGTGAACCTAGCTCTTCGCCCGCTTAGCGAGGATCACGAGCGGTCCATCAGGAATACGTTCGAATCCACGGGGTTTGCCAGACTGATGCTCGCCATCGAGGCTGAGTATCACATCGAGGCGCACCGCATAGCCGAGAGTCTTTGTGATCTCGTCTTCACCCCGGATACGCAACCAGACCGGTCGCTGGTTGATCGAAGCGCAAAGCTCAAGGCAGCCCTGGAGATCCTTGAGGAGTTTCGCGGTGAAGAGAAAGAGTTCTGCGAACTGATCATCGAATCATGAGTGCACCAAACGAACCCGAGAGTGTAGCAACTGGCACTTCCCTGCTCGAAAACGTCATGCGAATGCGCAAAGAGAAGGGGATGTCATCGCAGGTTGAAGATGGGGAAGGCGAAGGCGAGAGCCAGATCAAGACACGGCAGCTCAATCTGAACGCTGACGAGATGGACGGACCCGGTGTCGGCAGTTCCAACATCACCTCGAAGCGCCGTGTGCAGCAGCCGGAAAAGCCGTCGGACGAGGAGCGCGAGGAGGAGGAGCGTGCGCACAGCGCCCTTGGGAAGAGCCTGTTCGGCGAAAACCGCTACGAGGCAGCCAGGGAGAGAGCGCTGAAGAAGATGGGCGGCGAGGAAGGCACTCAGGGCGATGGTGGCGGCGAGGGGCAGGCTTCCGAAGGCGGGAAGGATGACAGCAATTCCGCAGCTGACAAGAACAAGGGCAAGGCGACAAAGGTGGTAAAGGCACCACCGCAGGTGTCGATCACCAGGGAAGATCTAGCCGAGCTCAGTGCGAGCATCGCCAGCGCCGTTCGGCAGCCTCAATCTGATGGTGAGGATAAGCCCAAGAAGGAGGAGGAGGATCCGATGGCGAGTCTCGGGGACGATGACCGGGACATGTATGAAGCGGCCGTCGAGATGTCCAAGAGCAAGCCGGATAGGTACAAGGACCTGCCGCAGCAGATGGTTGAGTGCTTTGAGCGCAAGGCCGAATACAGGAAGGAGTGGGAGAAGGAGAACCCTGGCCAGAAGTTCAGCTGGAAGGATGATGCTCACTCCTCGTTCCTTGAGACGGTTGCCCCCGAATACCTGGACAAGGACTTCGACAAAGCCATCGCCAGGATCGAGGCCCGCAGGGAGCTGAAGAGCGAGCGCGAGAAGGACAGCGAGCGGCTCAATGAGATCGAGAGCCGGTTGGTTGAGGCAACGATGAAGGAGCAGGTAGCGGAAAAGGCCAGCTCCGCGCTGCGGGAGTTTGCGAAGGATTTCATTCCTGAAGCCGACTACGACCTCGGCACTCCTGATGGACTGAAGTTAGCAATCGAGGGGGAAGACCTGCTGGGGGAAACGATTGGGAAATACGCAGGGATCATCGACGCATCGACCACGGAGCTCGCCAAGGTCTACGGCAGTGGCGGGAAATACCGGCTACGCCCAGGAAACAGCCTGCACGTCTGGATCTCGCAGACGCTCAACTCTTACGAGGACGCCCTGGCAGCGAAAGCTCCAGTCAATGAGATCGGCCAAAGATTCGCCCCAAGGTCCGAATACTTCAAGATGAGCGAGTCCCAGCGGGCTCGGCATTGGACCATCGGGGAGGAACAGGCCTACTGGATTGTTCGGGATCACGCCACACGAATGGCAAAAACCGAGAGAGAAAAGATCTCGGACAAGCTGAAGTCTGCGGCGAAGTCACGCGGATGGACGTTCAGCCCTGAGACGATTGTGTCTCGCAGGAAGAAGGCGGAAGGCCAGAAGGCTCAACCGCAGCAGAAGCAACAGCAGCCGCCTCAGAAGCGCAAAGAGACCAATCCTCCCGAGAGCCCTTCGGGTGGTGTCACTGATACCAGATCCGACAAGTCCGGGTCTCAGGGCGAAACGTTCGTCTCGGGTCTCATGAGCAAACTCTTCCCCAGACGGCAGAAGCAGCAGTAGATTGACTTCAGCGAAAAGACCTTGTGACCGTTACCTTGGTCCTCCGCTGAAGAGCAATGGCTATCTCGGCTAATAACTACTCACTGCAAGGGCGCTGCTCCCCGGCGATTGGGACCAGCTACGATTCGTGCGGAACCGTAACCCGGTGTCACGTGATCACCGCAACCCCGTCGGAGCTCGAATCCATCTTCATGGATGGCGCGAACTTCCGGGACATGACCAGCCTGCTTCTCGCCCAGTTCGAGATGAAGGCTTGCGGAACCCGCGTCAACGGCCTGTTCGATTTCCTCATGGCGTCGTCCAGGCAGTTTGGCAGCTTGGTGTCGAAGAAGAACGTCAAGGGCGGAGAGCCGTTCATTGAGCCGTTCATCCTCGCCCGCCAGAAGTCGATCATCAACGACGAGTATTGGACCGTCCTGAACGGGTCTGGCACTGCCGGGGCATACACCATCCACGTCATCAACCGCTACGGCATCGAGCTGGATCCGAACTGGTTTGCTGTCGGATTGCGGGTGTTCATCTTCTCGAAGACCGGTGGCGGCACCGCTACCAGAACGGCGTGGCGAGTCACGGCGGCTGCCCTGTCGAGCTACAGCGGCACCAGCACCATCGAGGTAAGTCTGGTGTCCGAAAACGCCGGGACGCTCGGCAACGGATCGAAAGTCCTGTTCCCGACCACTGGCTTCCTGGTGCTCGGCACCAACAACGTCAACGACTTCGAGCGGTACTGCCAGCAGTACGCGATGCTGTTCCAACGGGAGTGGCTGAATGCCTTCTGGTGGAACAAGCCCATCTCGGCGAACCAGACGCTGAGCCACTACAAGAACCTGGACAAGATCTACACCTACGGCGGGTCCGACCTTTACCTGCCGAACGAGACGAAGTGCGTCGGCTTCCGCGCCAACGCAATCGGTGTTTACGAGCAGCTCCTGCAGTGCGGTGCTGTTTACGACCTCCAGGGCCAGCAGCTCAACCTGCTCGAACTGTTCGACAAGATCTACGACATCCACCGCTCACGGTCGAACCAGGGCAAGGTGGCTGACTCGATCGACATCTACACGGACACCACCACGGCATTCCTGTTCCACCGGGCGATGATTCGCTACTACAACACCCAGTACGAGGGGTTGGCCCGGTTCAATATCAGCGTGTCCGAGGGTGAGCACGGTGTGCTCGGGTTCCGCTGGAGCAGCTACTACCTGCTCTTCCCGAAGGGCGTGACGATCAACGTCATCACCCACTTCTTCTTCGACGACTTCGGCTCTGCGGCCGAGGCTGAGAGCATGGTTGCCACTGGCCGGTTCCTCTGGATCCTGGATCTTGGTGGCGGCATCTACCCTGGCATCATCGCTTCCAACCGGAAGGTGTGGCGCTCGGGTGAGATCTCCGACCTTGCGAAGATCGACTCCGATTACGCCTGCGTGATGGAGAATCCGACTCAGGAGGTGAGCTTAAACTCCCTCACCTGGACTGCGGTTGTTGAGTGTCCCCCGGACAACCTCGTCATCGAGAACTTTGCTGACGTGGTTCCGGATCACAGCGACAAGTCGCAGACTCCCAGCTACGATGACCTTTACACCTACGTCGGGTAGGCATTGATTGGTGCGGCGGGTTCATGGGGGCAGGGGTATAAAGCCCTTGCCCCCTTTTTGTTGAAGGAATAAACCAGAGGAACTATGACACGATACTTCCGCAAGGAGCTGCCCGAAACCCCGCTTTACCTTCCGACCGGTGCCCCGATCAGGTTCGATGAGGTAAGTGACGGATACGGATACTACGCAACGAGCAACGGGTACGAAGCTGCCCAGCTCATAAAGTGCGCCAGCGAACATCGCGGCGGAGTTGAGGAGATCACGGAGCAGCAGTACTCCGAATACCTAAAAAAAAAGAGCGAGACGCCGCTGTTCCGGCCGCCCAAGCAGCGGCCCTTCATCGGGCCACAGTCGCTCGGCAGCCCGTTCGATCCAAGCAGAAGTGCTGCGGGCGCTAGGGGCAATGTTGTCGGTCAGATGGCTGACGGAAGAGTCATCGATTCGTTTGCTCATCCGCAGAAGCCAGAGGGGATTCAGGTTCCCAAGTCCTTCGCCAAGCCGAGGGTGATAAAGATTGGAGCCGAATGATCAACCCAGACGCATCTGTATCGTACACCACCTTTTCCCAGTGGTGCGCAAAGGTCAGGAAGATTGCAGTCCCGGAGGGTATCGCTGAGGGGCTGAAGCCAGCCTTCGACAATTACGTTCTCAATGCCCTGATCAAGGCACAGCGGTACATCGACTGTCTGAGGAAGAGCCAGGTCGCGTTTTACGATCACAGCCAGCAGCAGGTTCACTGCGGTGTTTCGCAGATCAGTCCACCGAGAGGCCCGATCAACGTCGTCTACGCCTTCAAGCCTGGGGAGCAATGCGTCAAGCACTACTACACCCCCGTCAGTCCGCACAGGATTGCGACGTGGTCTCAACAGTCTGAGAATTTATGCAGCTTCGACAATATTCCGCCCGGTGTTGGGACGACGATCTGGAGTGACGGTGGCGACATCTGCTACGCCTACTGCGAGCTCTACGGGACCACCGAGGACGACACGTGCTGGAAATGCGCACCGAAGATTTGCGCTCGCGGGCAAAATGGCGAGCTGTGGCTGGCACCAAGACCGCCATGCGGATACATCATCGCCGTCCACTGGGAGGGGCTGAAGCGCACATGGCTGGCGTCTGACGCAATCGTCGACGACGCAGACCTGATCGGGTGGGCGGCTCAATACGTGGCGTCAGAAATGGCCGTCAAGGCTGACGCCGACCAGCGGATGGCAGCGCTCAACAGCCAGGGTGCCGCAGACAAGTTCGCTGACATGATGTGGTGGTGCGACGAGGAGAAGCACGTCCAGTCCAACCTCGATGCCGTGCAGGGGCTCGACACCGGAAACCTTTGTCAGATGTTCCAGCCCATCTACCCCTATCCGTATCAGGAGGTTACGGTCTGCTCCCCTTTTCCGTATAGCGGCGGCGGTGGCGGCACTGATCCTGAAGAGCCAGAGCCGGAACCATTCCCTGAGTTCGCGTTCTATGACACGTTCGAGGACTACGAGGATGGGTCTGAGCCTGCCGGTGAGGGAACTGGGTGGGACGGTGATTGGGATTTTGATGCCACCGACTACCTGACTGTGATCGCCTACGACGGGTTCGATTACACGGCTGGGCAGTCGCTGTCTGGCCAAACTGGCGGATTCGGATTCAGCGGTCCATGGGTATGAGCTACAACCTCAACATCGTCGCATCGAGAGACTTCTCGGGAACGACCGATAAGCACGTCAGGATCGGAGGATCGACTGCCAGCCGGAAGATCGCCTCTGGATTCATCGGTGGGTGGTCAGAGCTTCACCTCGGGTTTCTGTGGCGCGTCGTCCCGCTTGTGCTTCCTGCCGACCTTCCGTCTTCTGAGCTGAAGTCAGAGTTTTATTGGTCATTCGGAATTCAGTCTGGGCACACAAGCGCTTGGAACGCTGTGTCTGGATCTGTGGCGCACGCGATCGGCGTCAGGCCTCAATCGTTTGGATCAATCAACTCAGCCCTCGGCACAACCGCAGGCGGAAACAAATACATGCTGACAGGGTATCAGGGCGTCCATGTTCAAAACGGAGTCGCGTCGACAGAGTCGCCAATCGGAACAATGAAGATCGCAGTCGAATCTGATGTCCGAAACCTTGTCATGCTGCGGATCGTTCGGGACACCACGTGGGACGTTTACATGCTGAAGAGCAACGACGATGCCGCTGCAGATCAGGACTATTCTCTCGGAGATGTGCACACTCTGTTCAGTGAAAATGCGACGTGGGCCGAGCTGGTGTCCGAGCTCACCCCTTACGGCTATGCCCAGATTCAGGTGCTCACCGGGTTGACCGTCGATGTGTCGACCTACGGTGAATTTGACCGTCCGTATTTCTCCTGGAATCCGAGGTTCCTTGAGTGCGAGCTTAGCGCTGTCTTCGGAAGGACGATCGAATGAGCGATGTCGTAACAGCCAACACCTACCACGGAGAGTCAGGGATCCACGTCCACCTTTCCGGAAGCGGCAGCCGATACCGCCCTCTGTCCATCTCGAACTACTGGAGCGGGATTCGGTTGATGTTTCGGTTCATGATCTTCGGACCATCAGCGAATCCGTCGCCCAACCCGGTGGTCTTCATTGGCGTGTGCGCGAACGGGAAGCCGTATGGCTCAGGGAACGCCCACGCATTCGGCTACGAGTTCGGGTCTTCGTTCGGGAGCGTCACCACCTATACGACGGCCGCGTGGGCTGTCCCGGTCAGGTTCTGCAAGAAAGTCGCTGGCTCAATCACGGGGCCAGATGGGCTTTCCGGTCATGTGGTGATTGTTCCGAGGGGTGATATCGCCATCAGCTCTCCGATGTTCTGCGTTGAGTTCTCAAAGGCGTCCCCGAATTGGACCTGGGGCCAGCAGCAGTATTACATCACAACGCTTCCTGCGGTTGACACCGAGACTGGCGGCGGGAGGGATTACATCAAGACGGCATCCGTTGTCAGGTCCCTGGCTCAGGGTGGGCTGATGATCGCAAACGAGCTCACGTGCTCGCTGCTCAGCGCAACCGGAGGAACGGAAGCCCCGAATGAGCCGTCTAACGGATACATGGATTGCCTTAACATCGACTGGAACATACCGGCGAACTACAGCGCCATGATCCAGGATCTCACACTGATTGGAGTCTGATATGCCATCACCAGTTGTCCCATCTGATTTCTGCGACGTTGTTCCCTCTCCGTCGACCGGCGCTTGCGCGGCAGCGAAGAAGGTGTTCTTCACGTTCCCAAAGCTTCTCTGCGATCAGCAGACTTACATGTTCGGCGAGGACGGCCTACCGACCTCGGAGTTCAAGAACGACATGCAGCTCATCCCTACCGGCGCAATCATCGGATTCGCTGGCACGTCAGCTCCTGACGGGTGGTTGATCTGCGACGGGAGAGCTGTGAGCAGGACGACCTACTCTGCTCTCTTCTCGGTGATCGGCACAAGGTGGGGCGCTGGTGATCTCACCACAACTTTCAACCTTCCGGACTCAAGAGAAAGGGTTGAGGTTGGCTGGAACCCGGCGAATGCAACCTACGATGTTGGCAACACTGGCGGGTCTGACACGACTGACCAAGTGCCAGCTCACCAGCACGAGATGACCTTCCCGCAGGCTGAAGGCACCGAAGCTGACCCGGCGTCGCAGCGGTTCCTCTACACTCCGAAGGAGGTCGAGGCTGGTGCTGGCGGTGTTGGCGGTGGTGGTGCCGATGTTGATTCGTTCCCGCAGGTGGTGATCGCTACCGACGAGGACGAGTCTTCCCCAACCGAAGTCAGCATCATGCAGCCGTATTACGTCGCCACGAAGCTCATCAAGACCTAAAGACATGGCCTCCTGGAAGGACAAAAGGGTCAAGGGGTTGGCTGGCTACCTGGACACTCGATCTCAGCCTGACGAGGTTGGGATCGAAAACTTCAGGGTGGTCCTGAATGCATCGATCCGTGGCAGGAACAAGCGGTGCAGGCGCGGCGGGTGGTCCAAGTTCTATTCCGGGGTGAACGACGACTACAACAACGAGGACCTGCACGACCAGCTTCTCGGGCTCAGCTTTTACTACCAGGGCCTGAGCAAGGAGTTCTTCATCCCAGGCCAGCTGACGGGCTACGTCTACCCGTATTTCTCCCCCGGCATTGACGATCCGTCCAGGATCGACTTTACCTTCGTCGACACGATCTGTGGATACGCCCCCGACTTCGCCGGGGTTTACGACTTCCCGATCTTCGACGGATACGGCATCGAGGACCCATACTTCGTTGGCTACCCGTATGAGGAGATTCACGCCGACTACCCCTACGACGATCCGTGCGTTGGGCCTGCTCCTGACTATTGGGCGTATTCCTGGTTCCGGTTGCTATATGCGACGTATCACGACGGGCAGTTCGTTGAGGCGTATGAGTTCGGTGACCCGTCCCCGGTGTTCACCCAGGACCAGTCCTATGTCTACTCGTACTGCGGGAGCTATCCGTACTATCACGAGACTTGCAAGGAGCACATCACGTTCCTTGGATCGATCGGGTCTCCGGATGGCGACAGGACGCTGGTTGCCGGAACGAAGAGCAGGCTGTACGCGTTCAACCAGAACTTCGGCAACTGGAGGATAGTTGCAGACGGAATGGGAAGCAGCCTGGACTCCAGTGAAGACTGCGACTCTTGCCCGCAGGAGCGCTGGATGGGCGCTGTGGTTGGCAACGTGATGGTTCTGACCAACGACTACAATTCGGTGATGGCTTACAACCCGCTCTCCACTCCTTCGGGCTGCGCTGCCTGGAGGGCGAGTGTCATCGATGACCTTGAAACCCTCAACGTTCTGTCGGCTGGAGTTGTTGGCGCATGGAAGGAGTTCGCGTTCCTGGCTGACGTCTATCAGGACGGGGCAAGGCGCAGGAACAGGATCCTGTGGTCCGATTATGGGGATCCTTACACATGGATTCCGGATGATGACAACCTTGCCGGGTTCCAGGATCTTTCCACTGACGAGACCATCCTAAGGATTGAAGGCCTGAACGACTACCTCTTCATTTACACCGACAAGGCGATCTACCGGGCAGCTCTTGTCCAAACGTCCGGAAGCGCATCGTTCCTGTTCGAGGAGATCTTCAGGGGTGAGGAGGGATCGCTGCAGTACAAGTTCGCGTTCGCGAACACCGGGGAGGCGCACTACTACTGGTCGCAGAACAGGCTCGTCAAGATGACCAGCATGGACAAGCGCCCGCAGGAGCCCCTGGTCCTGAGGCTGTGCAGCAACTCGATATTCGAAGGTCTGTCATCCGAGGAATTCTCTTTCTCTGGGCTGAACCAGGACGCATGCCACAACTTTGTTGGCGGGTTCAATCCGCAGCAGAAAGAGGTATGGTTCAGCTGGCCTACCGGATCGAACACCTGCGCGAACATGTCCATGGTAATCAACGTGAGCCCCGGAGAGGAGGGGGTTGATTTCGTTGACTCCGGGTTCAATGCCTTCCACTGGTTTGACGGGCGGAGGCAGAAGTCGGTTATGGAGTGGCTTGAGGACCTGCAGGTTTGCGAGAGGTCCGAGACCCTCACCGGCCTTTCCAAGGAGGGGCCTCCATACACGCTGGAGAGCGACACGTTCGACGATCCGGTGCAGTGCATCCTTAACCCCACCGAGGATGAGAACCTCGCCCCGTCTTCGGATTCGCTCTGCGCTGCCATCGAGGACATTTGGCTGAGGGACATCTGCGAGAAGTGCGACACTCTCTCAAGGTTCGTCATGGCTTCATCGACGGACAAGGCGCTCAAGGAGTATGCGGACTCAGCTTTTTACCGTGAAGAGCTGGAAGGTGGGGCGTATGTTCTGAACGGTTACGACACCATCCTTGAATCCGGTCTGTCTGACGAGGGGATCGATGATGACAAAAAGATCAGGTCATTTGCCATGTCTGGCACTGCTGCTGTGCAGACGACCCCGAATTACATCTACGGCTACATCGGAACCGGGCCGTCGCCAGAGTGTATCGATTGGGAGCAGCTCAAGTTCTACGACGACGACTGCGACACTCTCACCGAGGCAATCAGCCTTTCTTGCTTTAGCGACTATTCGGATGACGAGCGCGAGGACGAGGGGCTGCGCAGGGACAGCTTCGCGTATTGGCCAGCTGTGAGGCGCGGCCGGTTCTATGGCTGGCGCATCATGATTGGCGGGACTGGCGGGTCCGCGTGCTTCAGCAGGGCGAACATCGTAACGTCAAAAGTGGAATGAGCATGGAGTCTCAAGTCAGGCGGCTCGGGAGAGTCAGGCAGAAGATCAGGACTGATCTCTGGCCGGATCCCCCGCAGCTCCCAGAGTCTTTCGTTAAGAGGTTTCCAGAGCTCAGGCAGTTCAACGAGGACATCCAGCAGTGGAATGAGAGGATAAGAAACGCATCGGAGATTGACCCTGAGGATTTGTGACACAGTTGTCTCATGTTGCCGCTGCGTGCGCCGCCTTGGTTTGTAAGGGCTTGATATTTCGGCTGTAAGGTGTTCACTTTTGATTAGATCTGGGCCAACCAGAAAGCCTGATGCTATGAAATCAACCTTTGGTGGAACCTCCCAAAACGTTCAGAAGTTCAAGACCCGCGACTACGAAGCCAAGCCGCAGCTGTCCAATTCGAGACCGAAGAGCGGCGGCGGCGACGCCAAGTATCACACCAACGGAAGGCCCTGGACGCGCAAGGGCAATGAAACCGACGGCGCGAATTAACGGAGGCCTACGTGGGCTTTCTTCGTGTAGCACAACTTGGGACGGGCAGTGATGAGCCCGATCTGAAGCTAAAGACGGTCATCAAGAATCAGGCCGTACAGAGCCAGATCGATCCGCTGATCAAAGCCAACCTGGACACGGCCCAGGCCAGCGAGGACAGCATCTCAAGGTTCCTGCGGGAATTCTCCTCCACCGCTCCGCAGGTCCGGTCCCAGATCCACTCCGGACTCGACACCGTCAGCGACATCTACGGTGGCGGATTCCAGTCAGACCTGGACGCCCTCAGGATGTCGACGTCCCAGGCCAGGATGCAGGCTCTCCAGCGGGAGCTTGCCAGGGCTGCCGCCAGGGACAAGGCCTACGCTGCGGCAACCGGGCTGCCGGGGCGATCGTCCTACCGAGACCTGATGGAAGCCCGCCTGACCGGCGAGCTGGCAGATCGCACGGCGCTGGAGGACTCCCAGCTTGCACGCGACGACTACCTTAGGGTGATGGCTGCAAAGCTCGGAAATCTAGGAACCGGAGCGGGTGCGCTCCAGACACTTTCTTCCGTTGAGGGGATGCCAACCACTGTCAGCGCAGCGCTTCGCGGCATCCCGGCAAGCGCCCTCGCTCAGCTCATGCAGATGGACGAGGCCAACAAGTTCTACTCCCTCTATCGTGAGCGCAGCGGTCTTGAGAAAGCTGCTGACGCTGATGATGAGTTCTGGCACACCATCGGACAGCTGGCTTCGATCGCCGGGTCTGTTTACGGGATGGCTGGCGGCGGTGGAATGGGCGGCGGTGGCGGTGGTGCCGTCAGGACACCGGCAAGTAATTTCGGTCCCGTCCCAAGCGTTGCTCCGTCTGGCGGTTATGCGGACGGTCTTGGGGTTGGATACAGTCTCTCGTCTCCTCCTCCTTCATCGAGCCCTGGCGGCGGGTATGCCAGCGGGCTTGGCATCTCGTACAACATGCCAATGTCCAACGACTGGTCGTCCATGTCTTTCCCTCAGCAAAGGGCCATGGCATTAGGATACTGAGATGGCAGGATACGTCTATGGCGGTAGCGTTGACTCGCTGGCTGCGCGAGATCAGGCGTGGTCTGGCCAGCGTGCCGCCTCCGCCCAGCAGGGTATTGAAAATCTCATGCGGGCAGCTGCCTTCGTTGAGAACATTCGCCGTGCAAACCAAGCCGCCAAACTTCAGCAGACAGAGCTCGCCCAGGCCCTCATGCTCGATCGAGAGCGCCGTTCGCAAGAGGCTGCGCTTACTCGGGAGGAGATGGCAGCCAGGGCCGCTTCGGCGCTTGATGTTCAAAGTCTGCGCAACCAAGGTGATCTCGCAGTTGAAGGAAAGCGCCAGGAGACACTCCGTGAAGCCGAAAGGATCAGGAAAGAGGAGGATCGAAACTGGAGAGAGCAGCAAGCTGCAATAGCTGCACAGGAGAAAGAGCAGGCTGCAGCCCTGAAGCGCGATCAGGACACCTACGAGCTACTTCTTCGTGAGGCTGACAACGGCAGGGTTACGCCTGAGGCTGTAGAGAAGGCGATGGAGAACGTGACCGATCCTGGTATCAGGTCCAGAATGATTGCGCTGTCTCAAGGCATCAGGGAGAGTAACCGTCAGGCGATGGAGCAGGTCGGCAACATGGCTAGCCACCTCAACGCGCAGACAGCCAGAGAGAGGGAGGCGCTTAGTGTCGCGAAGGCCATGCCCGAAAGTAATCCAAGGCAGGCTTGGGTTCCGTGGCTTGGCAATGTTCAGCTTCCAAATCTGCTGGATCTTCCATTTGTTCCAGGTCAATCCCGCGATCTCCAAAAGAAGCTAGCCCTTGAGAAGGCGCGGAATGATTACGATACGGCAGTTCTTGCTGTCATGGGCAGGATGAACCCTGACATGATTGGGGCTATTCGGCATGATCCACTCGAAAACATCTTCAAGCCCGCAATCACTTTCGGAGGGTCAGTCACGCAACCGGCATCGGGGCAAAATCAGGCACCTCCGCCTCCTGGATCCACTACGGGTGGCGGGGGTGCTGCCCCTGCTGCAGCCCCAGACGTATCAGGTATGCCGACGACTTCGTCCTCAGCCCCGGTGACGATCGACGATATCGTCACTGCGAGGCGTCCAGGCAGTGGGGCTGGAATGAATGTCACTGAAGCTGGACAGCCTGTGGGGGTGAAAGTCATGAACGGCGGCTTGATGATCGACGGTAAGCCTATCGATCTTTCAAGGGATGAGAGGATCGAGGCTGCTCGAAACTATCAGCGTCTCCTGACGTTGCGCGACGAGACTGGCCAGCCGCTTCACACCAACGAATCCGCATTACATGCGGCCTTGACAGCTGTCTATCGTAGGAAGATGGATGAGCTGCGAGGTCCATAATGCCAAACATAGTCGATCCCACCGCACTTGATCCCACACTGCGGCCGTTGGCCCCAGAGGATCTTCTCACCGACGAGGGCTGGAACAGGGCTCTCGATTCATTCTCAAAGAGTCCTGAGCTCGACAGCCTCAGCAGGCAGGAGCGCCGAAGGAACCTCCGAGAGGAGAAGCGTAAGGCTCTTCAGGGCAAGGGTCAGACCGGCCTATCCATTGGTTTGCAGGCTGAAGCAGGGTCGCACGGGTTCTTCAAGGGGGTTGGGCGTGCGGTTCAGCTCGGGGCGAACATCATCTCCGACATCCCAAGCCGCATCAGCTCCAACATCTCCCCGCGTGTCACTGAGCCAATCGCTGAGAAGGTCAGCAAGACCGCAAAGGACATTGCCGACATATCCGGCCTGATCGCTGACGAGTTTGGCGCGGTCCAGGAAGAGCGGCTTGCACTCCAGGAATCAATCCTCCCAGGCACTGGCGCGAGGATCGCTGGCCAGTTTGTTGGTCAGATGATCCAGAGCGCCCCGACGATGGCTGCCGGTGGTGTTGCTGCCAGTGGCGCGAGGCTTGTCGGTGCGGGTGTCAATGCTGCTAGCAACATCGGTCTTGTTGCGTCTTCGGTCTTTGGAGGGATGCAGAGCGGAGGCGAGACGTACGACTCGGCAATAAAGAAGTTCGAGCCGATCTACGGCAAGGAGAAGGCCGAGAAGCTCGCCAGGATCCCGTCGCTGTCGGCAGCTGCATCGACAGCTCTATGGACCATGGCGTTCGGCAAGACTGGTATTGAAAGCTCGCTCGTCACCAAGGCACCCAAGGGATTCATCAAGGGTGTCGTTGGCAGGATGATGAAGCAGTTCAACCTGGAAGGCGGCGAGGAAGGCGCGGACGAGATCACTCAGGCTGTTCTTGCGAGGCTGCAGTACGATCCAGACATGACTCCGGAACAGGCCGCAGAGCAGGCGATATTCGCGTACGCTCTTGGTGGCGTTCTCGGCGGCACTGTTGAGGGAGGGAAGATCGGTCTTGAGAAGCTCGCGGAGCGTGCAGAGAAAAAGGCCAAGGAACAAGAGGAGGAGGCCAAGAAGCGATGGACTGATTCAAACAGGGAATCGACGTTCCTCTGGATGGCAGAGAAGGAGCGGGCTGCTGGTGAATACGGCAAGGAGCTGGGTGTTCACCTCAAGAAGTTCAATGAGACATTCGACAACTTTGAAGCAGGTCAGGCTACGCAAGAGGAGGTGGACGCAGCTCTTCAGGAACTAAACCAGAGATCAGCCGAGATATCGGTGTCAGCGCCATTGTTCTCGCAAAAGGACCTGGACGACATGAAGGCTGGCAGGCTTCTGCCAGTAACGCGGCCAGCGGCACCAGCCGCACCGCAGCCAGCCCGATTCGCCCACGTCCCGGATTACCCAGCAGAGCTTCGGCCGAAAGCGGAGCCCTCAACACCTCCAGGGGAACAAAAAGCTGCAGGGGATACCCCTGTGTCTCCAACAGGGGGCGAAGGTGAGCAACAGATACTTTCTCAGGAGTCGCAGGTCAAGGGTGCTCAGAACCCGATTGCGGCTGCCGAGGAGATAGCCAAGAAGGAGGTGGTTCAGAATGAAGAAGAAAGGGTGCAAGAAGGGGGCCAAGAAGTAGCCCCGGCACAGACTCCAACCCTGGAGCAGGACATTGCGCGATTTCAGGAGATCTATTCCGAGCTGGAAAAGATCAACGAGCGTATCGGTGCCCTGCCTCCAGGGCCGGAATATGCCAAGCGGGCTGACGAGATATTGGCCGAAGCTGCGAAGCTCAGGGTTGAGCAGGAGGAGATCAAGAACCGGCACAAGGGGATGCCTCCGTCTGCTGAGCCGGTTACTGAGCCGGTTACTGAGGCACCGGAAGTGCCAGCAGTAGCAGCTGGTGCGGCTAATGTAATTCGTGGAACATCCCAATCACTGGAGGAAACATTCAATGAAATCGTCACTGTGCAAATGCGGGAATCCTCGTCGGCCGGGGCAGAGGAATTGCTTGGCTTGTCACGCGAAATCGATGCGCAGGCATCGGTCATCGCATCCGCTGACACAGGATCAGCGAGCGAAGATGAACTGCAGGTGCTACGCAAAGACTTACAGAAGAAGGGGAAGGCTATTAAGGAAAAGGTGCGAAAGCTGTGGGGATCTAAATACCCAGACGCATCACGACGATTACAGCAAGCCATTGGACGTAAGGTGGCTGTGCAGAAAGTGCCACCTAAAGCTCCACAGAGACCAAAAAGGATCAAGCAGCCTGAGGCTGTGGATGTCATAGACCCCACCCCGGAGAACATCGAAGCCCTGGCCAAGAAGGTCGTAGCTACGGGCGGGGAGAGCCTCAATCAGGCGGAGAACAACCTAGTAGGGAAACTCTACATCAGCTTTCCCGAGCTCCACGCGAAGTATCTGGCACGAATAAAGGAGCTGAAAGCCTCTGTGGCGGCTCAGGCTGCCCCGGCCGCTCCAACGGCACCACCGGCCGCAGAAAGCGCGTCTCCGCCAGCCCCAGCGCCAGCAGTGGCCCCTATAACCGAGGTGCAGAAGGCCGAAGACACGGTCGCAATCGTCGGCGCGGTGACTCCCCCCGTTGTTCCCGACCTCAAGGAGAAGAGCGGGCCTACCCTGACCAAGGCGCAGGCTGAGGAACTGGACAAGGCTGGGCGTCTCCAGCAAACACAGGGGTTCGATTGGGGTAAGGATCCCGAGATCCACTGGATCCCAGAGTTGCAGGTGTTCACCAGGGTTAAGTCCCCTGATATCAAGCCATTAACCCCTGAGCAGGTCAGGATGCGCGAGCTGGAAGCCGAGATGGCGAAGCTGCTCGGCCGGGTCAACATGAGCGTGCTCGGTCCACTGAACCCGAAGCTCATGGCTGTGACTGCAGAGTGGGCGTATAACTACCTGAAGGACACTGGGTTGCGCCGGTTTGTTCCGTTCGCAAAGGCGATGGTTGAGAAGTGGGGGCGGGAGATCAAGGCATACTTGAAGCCCGCGTACTTCGACGCGAAGAAGAAGCTTAGCGGCAACACCGAGGACTACGACGAGCCTGATGCCGTAGACGGCATGGTGGATCGCGAGGATTATGTTGGTGGTCAAGGAGTTGTGACTGTTGAGCACACTGACGCCACGATGCCAGCGCTCCCGGAGCAGTTCCTCTACACCGAGAACCAGGAGTTCCAGGAGATCGCGGCGTCGCTGTGGAGCGCAATCCACACGTGGTATGCGCAGAACCCAGGCGCGATCCAGCCGTCTCCGCCGATCGCGGCGATGATCGTCGACATACCCTATCTGAACAATCCAGCGCTCAAGACGCACCGGAACTTTACCAGGGAAACATACGACAAACTCCTGGACGCCTACATGAAGGCGAACGTTGACGGGAAGGTGCTTGGCAGGGGGAGCCTCACCGTCGACGAGCAGAACATCGCGGACGACAGCAGGCAGCGGCCGAAGGTTGCCAACCTGGGTGACTGGCTGAAGATGGTTCCCAACCACATGGCCCACCACCCGGCTGCGGCCGTTGGGCGGCACCTGATCAAGACTGAGGAGGACGTCCACGAGTCCATCCAGGAGATGCGCAGGTCCGCGCTGAAGGCGCATCAGGCTTCGAAGAAGGAAGGTCGCCAGGACCTGATCGATTCGTATGCCAAGAAGATCGGATTCATTCAGTCTGCGATCGAGGCTGCTACGGGGCAGGGCAAGACTGGTGAGATCCTGATTCGTGGCGATACCGGATACTCCCCGAACCCGGAGATCAAGAACCTCAACGTCGACTTCATCTCCCTGGCAAAGGAGACGCCGGATCAGGCGAGGGCAAACCTGGGGAGGCCATTCATTCCGAGATCAGCGACGGTAAACCGGATGCCGGTCGTCACCACAATGCGGACTGCCATGCTTGAGCAGATGGCGGTCGACGATCCTGAGGGCGCGATTTCGAGGAGCCGGGATATGCGCCTTTCCGAGGCTGAGATGGCATATCTCGGGACACTCGTTGAAGAGCTGAAGCCGAAGGCTGACAGGTATGTGTCGTCTGACATGCGGCAGCGTGCCCGCGAGGTGGCGAAGCGATACGGCTATCGCCCGAAGGCAGAAAGCGACAAGGCACCGTCCGAGGTTGGATACCCGAAGCTGCTCGATGCCCCGAAGGGCCTGCCTACCGGAGACAGGCTTTACCGCACTGTGCACCGTCTCAGGTCTGGTGCCAGGACGATCGCCATTGAGACCTCAAGGTACGAGAACAATACCCCGTTCATGCGTCAGGTGGTGAAGCTGATGATCGACACGATCAAGCCGATCACCCCTGCCGAAGCAGCCACCGAAGACCACATCATCGAAACCAAAAACGGCAAGTTCGTCCGGATCATTGGGTTCTATCCGATCCTTGCTGAGGAAAGCCGCATCGGATTGCTCAGGGCTCTCTCTTCAACCCCTGACCCGGATTACATCAGCGTGCCGGTGTCGAACCGCAGGCGTGTCAGATACCGCAAGGTGGACAAGCCGCTGGACACGATGTTCATGGACGTGACGCCAGCGGATATCACGTCGCTGACTGAGGACGATCTCGACACTGTCATCTCCTACATCGATCACCTGGAGATGACGGACGCCACGAAGCTGCTCCTTGCGAACTTCGATTGGGACGTCAGCAATCGCGGGTATCAGGTCAAGTCGAAGAAGCCTGGGGTCTCAAGGGACGAGGGTATTGCCGAGATCGATTACATCAGGACGCAGCCGAAGTTCGTCTCTCAGATGCTGAACCTGCGGCCCAATTCTTTGATCGGGCCAGTCTACCAATCCAGCAACGGGGCATACTACCGGAACGTATCCATACCTGGGATTGTGAAGGAGATGCCAATCCCGGTTGTTCAGAGCAGCTCATTGGACGAGGTGTATGCTCGGTTCATCGGCGCTGTCGCCGACGCGATCACCGTCAAGGTGGCATTCGTCAGGGTGCGGCAGAAGATGGGCATCCCAACCGCAAAGGTCATCCTGAGCGAGGGTATGCCGACCATCGAGGCTGAGGTTGTGTTTTCGGAGGGTGCACCGGTGATGGTGAAGCACGAGGACAGGGAGACGCTTGGTGTCGTCGTTGCTGTCAGGAAGCTGCCAATTGCTAGGATTGATCGCGGCCTCGGAAGGAATGCGGTCGTTGGGATCAAAACCGAGAAGACGTTCTACGACATCCGGATTGAGGAGCCTGATGCCGACGGGAAACCGAAGGTCCTGAAGAACATGCCAGCAAACTCGCTGAAGCCTGAAAAGGTTGTCGAAGGCGCTGAGCCCGACTGGCTGAACAAGCGGGTCCTGATATCGAAGCCCAGCAAGAAGGGCCTGACTCCTGAGATCTTCGACGGAGAACCGTTCAGGGAGAACATCCTCTACGGTGTGCCGCTGCGGTATTGGTGGCTCGCATCGCAGACCGTCTCTGCGAAGGAGACGTCAACGGCAAGGAAGGACATCCTCAAGATCCTCTCGACGCTTGAGCAGGGAGAGCTCGTCAGACTTCTGGAGAACCTGGGCTACAAGAAGCTGCAGCAGGTGGCGCGGCTCGGGTCCAAGGCGATGACCCAAGAGGAGCAGCTTGCCGCAAAGCAGTCAGGTGATGTCATCGCTCGCGGTTCGCAGCGCCCTGACACAATCCCGATGAGGCTGTGGGGCAACTGGACCGACCTGTCTCAGACCATGCAGAAGGCCAGGAAGACTGAGCTTTCGAACATGGTGATCGACCGGGTTGCTGAGCTGTATGGCGTGATTCAGGAGGTTACGCATGCGAACCTGCGGATCAAGGGTTACGCCAACCGCAGCGTCATGGCTGCCCAAAGGGTGTCTGAGGAGGGTATCGATATTCGATCGGAAGTCGGAAGGCTGGAGAAGCAGATCAAGGATCAGCAGAACAGACCGCCCAGCCAGAACCCGAGGCTGACCGAAGCAATCGAGAGCACGCTCCTGCCAGAGCGCCACTACAACATGTCGAGTGGTGAGAGGGTTCCAGGCCCGATGCGCTATCGTCTGCTCGCGTACGGCACGTTTGACAATTCGAGGTGGAAGCCGGATGCGAAGACCATAGACGCAGTCGTTAGAATGCCGGTTGGCAAAATCCTGGTTGGTGTCAAGCAGGCAGGCCAACAGTTCACCGCCAAGATGACACCGGAGGAGGCAGCTGAGGCTGGGCTCAAGACTGTCTATGGCATTCCGGTTGATGCATTCCTTGCCATTGAAGGCGGCGAGGCGAAAATCATGGCTGAGACTCCGAGCGGCTACAGGACGATTTACTTCGTAGCCCTTGAGACTCTGCCGTCGCAGATCGCACAGGAGGTTGAGCACGTCATCCCTGAAGACGTCACTGGCGGAGATCCGATGACGGTGAAGGCGTGGTATCTGGATCCTGACGCAATCCTGAATTCCGGATACGACTCCGAGGGGCATTCGCTGTGGAACCAGAGGGATCCTGACGCGAAGGACTTCCTGTCAATCGAGGACTACAAGAAGCTGCGTGGCGAGAAGCTTCCAGACACTGCGCTTCCTGAGCTCGCAACCAAGGCTGAGATCGAGGCATCGAGGCAGGCATCCGAAATCCTGCCGTCCGACATCGAAGCCATCATCGAGAAACTGCTCAAGACCGAGGGCGGGCGTGCGGTCTACAACAAGATGGAGGATACGGATCCATTCGAGGATGATCCGTGGGAAGACATCCTTCAAGAGCTGTCCGACGTGATGATTCCTGGGTGGGATAAGCTCACTGAGTCCCCAGTCATCCAGGCGAAGATGGAGGCGCTTGAGACTTTGCTTGAGGATTACCGTGGCGCGATGGCGTCCAAGAGCGGCAGGTCGAGTGCGATCTCGCAGGACGCCCCATCATCGGCGAGCGCCAACCAATCCCTGTTCGGCAAGAGGGTGCAAGGGAAGCAGGCGATCAGGGAGATGATCGACAGGGTTGACAACGGATTCACTGACGAGGCCAGGGCTAGCGCACTCAAGTTCATCGATAGCCTCCCTGAAGCGCTCCTCGCGGATCTGACGTTCGAGATGGTGAAGGGTCCGAGGATTGGCAAGGACTCGAAGATCCATTACGCCGGAACGTTCAGCCATGCATACAGGCTGGCGCGGGTGGTTGCCGGAAGCAGGAACATCACAGCAACCGCAGAGGAAATAGCTCACGCGATTGCGCGGTTCCTGCCTGAAGAGCATGCGAATAAAGTCGAGAGCATGCGGATGTCGGCACTGACCAGCATCCTTGAGAATCCTGATTCGCCAGTTGCGGCTCGCCAGTTCGCGGAGTGGATCATGAATCACGGCGGGGCCGTCACCAGCGAACAGTTCATGCTGGAACAGAGAATCTCGTGGGCTGACTATTATCCACTGATCAACACTGACGAGTTCTTCGCTCACAACCTGACCGACGCAGGCATGCGGGCGAACACTGACAGCGGGATCAAGGGTGCCGTGCAGTGGATCCACGGGTTCCTGCGAGACCTGATCAATGCGGTCAAAGCCTGGATGGGTGAATACGGTGCGCAGAAGGATCGTTACTTTGACCGGCTTATGCGCAGCTTCTCCGATGGCGACTTCACCATCAGCGCCAACGGTGGGTATCTGTCCGAGGTGAACGCATTCACGGATATCGGTGCTGTCGGAATTGGATTCACGCCGAACAGAGTCAGGAAGATCAGCGAGTTCGGTGGCAGGAGGAACAGGACTGAGGTTGGCACCAGCCTGATGGGGGCTTCGTTCAACCTGTCGAAGTTGATGTCGAACATTGAGAGCAGGTGGCTTGCATCAGGAATGCAGCTCAACTCGATGGCGTCTAAGATGATTGGCGTGCTCAATGTCACCGAGACTGTCCAGGCTGTCAGGGATCTGTTCAATGTGTCAGGAGCTGAGTACTCTGCGGCGAAAGCCTCAATGTCCAGCAGTCACCTGCGCAACCAGATGGCGCTCGGCGCTATGGGCGCAATCCAGACTTTCGAGAGGAGGCTGGAGATCAGCAGGAGGAAGCTGGCTAACGCCCTCAAGGACATAGCGTCAGACAAGTTTGCGAGACTGGTTAAGGATGCTCAGACCAGAAGGGCCAAGGTTTGGGACCTTGAGACGCTGGGTGTTGAGGTGGATAGGCAGCTTCAGCTGGCTGTTAAAGCGGCACTTGATCTTGCCAAGATGAAGGGCGAGCAGCATGCGCAATATCAGAGGCTGATGAGTGAGGCGAAGTGGATTGAAAGGTATCGCGGCTATTCGAGCGGGATAGCGCAGGCAATGATCAGAATCACGAATCGCATAGCCGGGACACCTGAAGGGGCCGGGCTGCTGATGGGTGACGAGACGATGGTGCCCGGTGAGATCCTGAACGCCTACATGGCGCAGCACCCAACCGAAGAGGAAATGCAGGTTGAGACGCACATCCTTGAAGGTGCTGCCTGGGCATTGGCCAGACTTGCGAGGATCAGGCATGGTCTGCTTGCGATGTCCTTTGAGGGCGATCAAGCGGTGCTTGGGTCTATTCCTGGAATGGCTGCCAAGATAGCAAGTGACCTGACCAAGACCAGAAACATTCAGGCAGTGCGAAGGATCTTCTCGCTGGACAGGAAAACCGTCACCAACCTTGAGAAGGCCAAGTTCCTGTTAATGAACAGGGAGAGGCGGATCAACAGGATCTCCAATCGACTTGAGGCTTTGGAGCAGGCCGTTCAGTTCGGAGAAGAGATGATGGCTGACGAGGGCTACAGGGCGTTCCGCAAGACTGTATCTGACGATGTTGGCGAGCGCGTTGTCCCGAACGCCTGGAAGAGTGTCGGGTTTCCGAAGTGGGGTGAGAACATGGAGTTCCCGCTTCCGATCAGCGGTGGCACCATAACAGCCAACCTGCAGTCCGACCTGGACTCCATGAGTGGCGAGCAGGCTAAGGCTCTGAAGGCTCTGCTTGAAATTGAGCAGTGGCTTGGCAGGCCAGAGAACCAGGGTGACATGGCTGTTCCATACTTCCGGCACTGGGCTGAATTCCTGAAAAACTTCGCCGACTGCAACGGAATGACCGAGTTTTCGAAGAACTACAACTGCTTCGGAATGGGGTGGCTGGCGAACATTGCCAACAAGGGAACCCAGATCATAGACGGCATCATCCGCCAATACGGCAACAGGATGACGGTGTTCATGAACTATGCCCTCCGGGGCTGGCGCGATTCCTACCTCGCAATGGCAAAGTGGGGAGAGGACTGGGGCAAGCCCGTCAGGAACGCAACGTTCAGGGCTGCGCAAAGCCACGCCGCAGAGATCGAGGTCAAGGAGCCGTCTCTTGCCGTGGATCAATGGTACACGATGGTTGGCAGGGAGCTGTTCGCGCTGAACAACAACAACTGGGATTTGAAAGCAGGCGATGAGCTTCCCTCGAATGGCGTTGTGATCACGAAGGAAGACATGGAGCTGCTGGAGCTTCAGAGTAAGGCCGTCGATGCAGCCATGCAGATAGACGTCACGCAGGGCAGGTCCGTCATGATCGACCCTGCGCTCATTCAAGACATGTGGGTTCCTGGGCTTGGCAAGTACTACCGGAAGGCGCTCAAGCTCTACAAGCACATGCTCCCAAGGAGCTTCAACCGCGCAGCCATTGACTTCACGAAGACATATTACAACGAGGGTATCAAGAATGGCAGTGTCCAGGACAAGCGCAGGCTGCTTGATCCTTACCTGCACGATGCCGTCTCTTCATGGCTGAGGGATCGCAGCGAAGACTTCACAACGAAGTCTGCGCTTGAGGATATCTACGCCATCGCCGCAGACGACATCAGGGACGGCAAGATCAAGAACATGGTCGAGCTCGAAGCGTTCTTCGATGCGAATATCCCCCAGGCGACGATCGAGGGTGAAGAGGTTGAGGATGCGCCGAAGGGATCGGAGGTTTTCTATGCCGAATTCGATAGGACCGTCTCCAAGGTCTACAAGCGTGCGGTGATGCCAATGGAGGCGTCAGCTGCCAGCAAGAGCATCCTTACGTCGTTCGAGTTCGAGAACAGCTTCACGCTTGGGCGCGGTGTTCGGATCGCCCCGTATTGGTGGTATGACTACGGATTCAAGAGTGATGCCGACATTATCAATTTCGGACTCAACGGCAGCAGCTTCTATCTGAGTCAGGTTCTCACCGGGATGAAGTCGGCTGTCTCTGCGCTGCAATCTCGCAAGGCAAAGATGATCCAGGAGGTTGCTGGCATCAGCAAGGAGACCGGCAAACAGGAGGTGTCAGCAACTCAAGAGCTGAAGAAGAGGCAGGCTGCGAGGGTTAGGTCTGGCAAGGAAACCGCAACGATCGACGAGATCGACCACCTGATAAATGGGCTGCAGGGATCGATCACCCAGCTTGAGCGCACATTCGTTCCTGGAGGCAGGGTGTTCGAGGATGACATGCAGCCTCTCTACAGGGTGTTCGGTGTGCTGCTTGGAGGCCTGATCGCTGCCCCATTCACGTCGATGCGCAACTGGCACCAGGGAGGGTTTGGGTTCAATGGCCAGAGGTTGCACGCCATAACCGGAAGCCTGACTCACTCCTACGGTCTAGCTGGATGGGAGGTCATGAAGCAGACCCTGGCGGCTTTGACGTGGGGGCCTGCGGCTGCGGTCGTTGCCATTGTGCGCAAGTCCAGGCCGGGTGCCTCAGCCTTCAAGCACCTCAGGAAAGGCGAGATCAAGGAGGCGCTCAAGGCCCTGAACCCTGCCAGCAAGAAGTTCGAGTTCGATCTGCTTGGCAATGTGCTGCCAGAGTTCACCCGCTTGCTGTTCGAGAAGTGTCGGCACTACAAGGAGATGGAGCGTCGTGGATTGATGATCCCGATGAACCTGACCGAGAAGCTGGAATCGATCATCACCAGCCCGCAGACGATGGGGTTGATCTCGTCGCGTGAGGCGATCACGTTCGACAAGGATTCAAAGTGGCAGGAGGCTGGCCTCAAGAACCTTGCGGCATTCGCGAAGCTCGCAGGCAAACATGCCACCGGATACCTGGAGTTCCAGCTGGCGCTGCTGCGCTACACGATGCCGAGGTATGGTGACATGGCGGCGAACGTCGCCGGGTTCAACGCATCTCTTGGTGCAATCAACCACCTGGAAAGCCACCTCAGGAAGCGCTACCTGCAGATGAAGGAAAGCGGTGCCGAGGTTCGCAGGTTCGACCAGCTGACTCCCAACGAGACGCTTCCTCCGTGGTGGGGCGGCGATTCAAAGGATCAGTCCGCTTTGAACATGCTGATGTATTGGTTCAACCATGCCGGTATGGACCTCGCGGTTTCCGTGAACGACTTCTTCGACCGCTTGGATCAGGCTGGTGGCAATATCAGGGATGTCAGGTGGCTGACCGACGAGCAGCGCTTCAACCTTGCTCAGTCACACATCGAGGAGCTGAACGTAGCGACTCCCACGAATCGCCCGCTGAAGGCTCGCGAGGGAATCATCAGCCGCTTGGTTTACTTCCTGATGGGCTGGCGTTTGAACATGCTCAGTAATCAGGCGTACTGGATGGGGATGCCGGTGAAGCGCGAAGGCAGGGGCGCTGGCGGAAGGGTGAAGGATGTCACCACAGCCCTTGTGATGCACAATTTGATGTTCATCATGTCGTCGCTGGTCGCTGCCGGTCTGTTCGGTGAGGAGATGTATGAGGCCGCAGCTCGGGCGTGGGCGAGATACGTCCACGGTGAAGAGCGCAGCAGCCGTCACTTCTGGGAGGCCAACACAGGATGGGGCAAGGTGAAGGAGGCTGCCACTGCTGCGGCAACGATCATTCCCTACGTCGACATGCTCGCGAACATGACCCTGAACGATCAGCCATCCAGGCGATCGCTTGGTGTCGCGCTCCCGGTGCAGAACGTTGGGTTGGCGTGGCTGAACTATGCGGCTGGCGTGGCGAACACGAGGGACATCACCTACGGATTGGACAGCGTTTTGAAGACCGTGATGCCTGGGCCATCCAGGGTGGCGTTCAACAGCTTGCCAGCCTACAAGGGCTCGATCTACGCAACGGGTGCACAGCGCCTGCTCTCACGGTATGGCGACACCGACCTGCTCAAGGAAGCCAAGCAGATGTCCGTTCAGATGAGCGGCACGCTAGCAACCACGCTGACTCCCTACGCCAACCGGATGGTGAACGCGGCGATGAACCAGGATCACACTTCGCTCATGCGCTGGTATGAGGAGGCTGTCAAAAGGGCCAAAGAGGAGAGGCAAATCGACGACATGGCTGCCAGGAAGCTGGTCAGGCAGCTCTACACCAGCCGCAATCCTTACCGCAGGACTTTCCAGGAGTCCCTCACCTACGAGCAGAGGGTCAGGATCCTTGGGAGAATGAGCGACAGCGAGCGTGCGCACGTGCTGGCTGTTGAGGAGCTTCTCGCTCGCGGTGCCACTTCTATCGGAACGCAGATGACGTTCTACGAGGAGCAGCGCCAGCCAGAGACCAAGTTCGGCGGATCATCTTCTGGCGGTCGCACGAGGCTCAGCAAGGCGCTCGGCGGTGGCGGCACCAAGATCCTGCAGGGCAGGCTTTCTCGGCCGTTGACCAGGAGGCTCAGGGCGCTAAGCTACTGACCAGCCATGAAATTCGCGGCATGTATCGGGTCTGCCGGTTATCCACACTTCACCGATCTCAATGTCTGCTTGCTGAGATCCTGCTTCGGAGGGGACGTTCCAATCGTCATCAGAGACGATCGCAGCGTCGAATCCGCCAAGATCGAGCAGGTCGCTGCAACCAGGGATTGCTACTACGCTTGCACCGACGTGCCGCTTGGCCACTTTGCCGGTGACGTCCAGGCTTTCATCGACGCCCTGGTCCTGGCAGACAACGAGTCAGCCGATGTCGCCATCAAGCTCAGCCAGCGTGCCTGCGTCGCGCACCCTGACCTCAAGGGCATTATCGAAGGGTACTTCCAGCGCAACCCTGAGATCGCCGTGCTGATGGCAGGCAGGCCAAATCCGCATTTGACCAAAGAGGGGCACAAGAACTTCGCACGTTTCCCGATCCTGACTGACATCGTCTTCATGCGCAGGGGCGCGATCTCACCTGAGGACATCAAGTTAGGATACGAGGATGGTGTCCGTAACAGCACCAAGTATCACGACAGCTTCGTGGAGGTGTTCTGGGATCGCCTGCGAAACGGCAGGCTAGCCGGAAAAGTACTGCCCATCCCGGAGTTGACCGATCACCGGAATGGGCAGCCCCGTTTATACCTGCGGCGGTATCAGTGCAATGAGCACGAATACATCTCTCGCGCCACAGCCCTTGGCATCACAGGAGAGCGTTGGGATCTTGGGGAAAGATCGAAGATGATGCGGGGATATAACCCTCGGCCGAGACTGGTGGCGTGACCCGATCACGTCATCCCGATCATTATCTCGATTCCGGCCATTACCATATCGACGGTCACAGCCCGCATGCATGCGCCATCGCACTGAACGTGGGTTGACCCGGCAACCCTGTGCCTTGCTCCGACACACGGCACATTCTCTGGCAGGGCGTGCACCCCAAGGGCCTGACCTTCAGAGAGGATGAACTGCGGCAGCGTCGCCCCGAAAATCCCAACCGCAGGCAGCTCCTGGCTCATCGCCATGTGCAGAGGGAACGAGTCGACTCCGACGAACAGCTGGCTGTGAGCCATGATTGCTGCGAGCAGGCTGAAGTCCGTCTTGCCGCGCATATCCAGCGAGCTTTTGATTCTGTATTCGAGCGACGCCCCAACCAGGATCACTCTCCACCCTCTTTCGATTAAGTTTCCAGCAACCGCATTCCACCTGTCTGGCATCCAGTTCTTTCCGATCCACGTTGTCGGTCCTGGTGCCATGACGCACAGCGGGTTCCCGTTGAACGAAGACAGCAGATCCGATGCGGTCTTGATCGACTCAGGGCTCGGTGTGTAATCGAGGAACCTGTCGTGCAGCTCGATCATCGCAGCCTCCTGATATGCATCGATGATGTGGACCCCAACGGAATTCTCGTATGCCATGTTGAGGTCTATCACCTGCGTCTCAGGTGTGGGCACCACGCTTTTCGCAGCCAGCTTAACGTAAGGATTCCTCTCGAACAGTTCAGGGAACATGGTCTCGACATACAGGTCGCAGGTCGCACGCTGCGTTGCCAGCGATCTGATTATCGGGGTTGTCAGCAGCACGTCCCCGATGGCTGCAGCCCTCTTGACGAGTATTGGATGATTCACCTTCCTCACTTTCAAATAATGAGACCAGACCCTCTGCAGCACCGCGCAGTTGCGCTTCAGGTGCTGCTTAACCTCAGGCATGCGCTTTGATGTTGCTGACCCTATGTGCCGAACTGGGACTGTGACTCTGCTTAGGCGATATCCTGCATACCGCAGGCGCAGGCACAAGTCCGAGTCCTCGCCGTACGAATGGCTGATGTATTTGCTGAACAGCCCGATCTCCCTGACGACCTGAGACCGGAGCAATAGGCACGATCCTTCGAGGTACTCGAATGGCCCGTTCGGATAGCCGAAGAAACTGTCGCCCCTGATCGAGCAGCAGTTTCCGGTTGGTCCGGTTGCTGCGATGCGCGGGTCCTTCATCGGGTGCAGGAGCGACGGTAGCCACTCAGGACCTTCGATGATCGTGTCGTTGTTCAGCAGCAGGAAGAACTCCGTATCGCACTCCGAGAACGCAACCTCGTGCCCGATCTGAAACCCGAGGTTGTTCTGGTGGTGGATCGTGCTGACATTCGGAACGCTCTGAGCGAGTCGTTCGATGTAGCCAGCGGTTCCGTCCTTTGATCCGTTGTTTGTGATGATCAGGTCGAATCCTATGGTGTTCCTGAGCAGGCTCTCAACGCATCGCTGCGTGATCGGAAGATTGTCCAGGCAGAGGATGCTGATCGTGACGTTGTTTAGTGGCATGGTTGCTCCGTGTATCCTTCAGGTCTTCGGCACAGGACCATGTTCCCGGTGGCGGCGACAACCTTCAGATTGTGCTTGGCTATCCCAGGTATTGTTCCAGGTCCGAACTCCGGGAGCAGGTCATCAAACGCGATCCATTCTGCACCAAGGCGAATGGCGAACATGATGTCGTTGTCTATGCCATCAATCGAATGGTCTCCATCGATGAACACAAGCCTCGGCTGAATCTTCATGACCACGTTGGTCTGAACCAGCGGATCCGATGAGCTGCCGAATACAATCTGAAACCTACCTTGGTATTTGCGTGCAACGATCTCGCTGGCCCTCTTGACGCTCTCGTGCGTGTTGATCTCAACACTAAGCACGGATGCATCCGGTATCAGATGCAGCATCATGCTTGCGCTGTGCCCAAGGTTAAACCCGATCTCCACAATTCTCCTTGGGTTCACCATGTACCTGATGATTCTGAAGAATTGAATCGCGGCGGCTCCGGTGCGGTAGATGGTGAACGGCAGCTCGAACTCTGGGAGTCCTTGGGTTGCCTGTTCGAAGTCAATGTCGTCGCTCTTTGGGTAAAGAGCCCGCTGCTTCAGCAGGAGTTCATTCAAATTCATAGTTTCCTCCCAACGAATATGATCGAATACTTGTCGCCAGCGAGTTGATCCATGACCACCTCAAGCCCAAGCTTGGGTGCATAGGTTGAGAGCTCGCCGACAAAGCTCTCATGTCGGTGTGCGCAATTCGGTGGCTGCCCTTCCCTGAGCGCCTTGTTCCACAGCTCCTTGTCTGGCACAAGGATCACGAGGTGCCCACCGGGCTTCAGGATCCGAGTCCACTCCCTTAGCCACGGCATCCACTCCATGAAGTCCTCGATCAGGTGCGACGACGCAACCCAGTCCATGGTCTCGTCCTTGAACGGGAGGATGGCGCTATCGCTGTGCCACTGCACCGGGATCTCAGGGACATTGCCCGAGTTGTACTTCGCATACGTCCTGTGACTCAGCTCAACCTGGATGGCGTGCGGAACCATCGGCCAGCCGCCGCTGCCGATCTCAACCCCGTTGCCGACGAGGTAGTGCGCATACAGCTCGCGGCTCTTTGAGCTCTCGGCGTATGCAGTCTGGATCATGAACATGTGGTCCTTGATCTGAAGCGGGCTGAGCCTGCCGCTGGCTATCAGGTTCATGAGCTCGAAACAGAAGTTCTCGGTCTTCCTGGCGTCCTGCTCGGTCTTGCCATACTTCATGCCGTGCCTGACGCACTCGTTGAAGTATTCAGCCTGTTGTTCCGACGGTATGAAGAACGCCCTGAAGTATTTCCACAGGGCGGGTGTTCCTTTTAGGATTTCCATGTTACAGCCCCCCTTGTGTGAACCCGCATGCCTGCGGGTGCCCTCCGCCGCCCATCGGCTTCGCAATCAGTCGCGCTGCATCGAAGTCCTTTCGTGCACGCAACCCCCACTGCCTGCGACCATCGGATCGGTCGAAGTAGTAGGCTGAAAACGGAGCGGTTGGATGCAGTTCCATCAGTCGTTCGCCGACCTCGGAGAAGAACACCGTCGCATTTGCAACAGGACCGTAAAACCTACCCGGCCTGATCTCTCCCCATTCAGGATGCTCGGAATTGAAGTCTCGAATCCAAATATCGCGGTGTTCGGTGTTTATTAGAGCGCCCCTGGCGTTGTGAGCCATGATGTCAACCTGCTGGTTTTTGAGCCGCAGGCACGTTCTTCCTTCCTCCATGAGAATCTTGGGATCCCACAGGTGCATGCTCGACTCGAACCAAGTCCTCCAATCCAAGCCATAACTGCCGATTGCAGCCGATACTTCCCGTGATCCTTCCAGCTTCCACTGCCACAAATCTCGGTCCTGAAGGTATTGGAAGAACATGGGAACTGGCTCGCATGGATGAAAGTACTGCCACGCCATCACTGCCCCGCTACGAGTCATGTCGAACCGGCAATACAGCAGGCCATCCAACTCATCCTTGGCAGTAGCGTGATGGTCTAAAACCAACAACTGCGGGCAGCGTGTGTTCAGTTCCTCCAGCACCGCTCTTGGATAGCTGAAGTCCAAAATGAACACGCGAGACCCATCCTCAATGTCAGGCGGCGGCTTGCCGTAGTTGACCGGGATGAACTCAGTTTGGTCAATCTCGGACAGCGGGATCGACGTTGCGTATGCCAAGGCGGCACCAGCGCCGTCAGGGCAATTCCCATGGTACAGAACGTATGTTTTCATCAGTCCGTGTATCCTCTCTCTTTGAGCCATTCGGCTGCGAACTTCGGGTGTGATCCCCTGAACTTCACCAGCTTCTCGACGGGGAAGTGATCGATCAGCGGTTGTTTCCCTTCGGCTTTGATGCGGTCGAAGAGTTTGTCGTGATTGCCCTCTCCGTGCCATTCGGTCTGGATACTGATCGACCGATCCACAAATGCATCCAGCTTGCGGATGAACCCGTAGTGGAAGATGTGAACAGCGGTCAGATCAACCTCTGTCCCGTCAGGCTTGAGGCTCTCGGCATCACCCCACCACTCGACGCTCTTCGGCGCGAGCCTCACGATCTTCGATCCGACCTTTTCTCCGACAGGCAAATACCTGCGGTGATCCAGCCAGAAGTTAATTCTGGTGACGAGGCATCTGGCGTTAGACTCTGCAGCACGCTTGATCAGGTGGTAGTCGCCCTCGTGCAGCACCTCGTCAGCCTGCAGTCCGATGTGGTAGTCGGTGGTCAGGGCTTCTCTGGCATAGTTTGCCACATCAGCCAACCACGCCCCACCCCTGCCAGCAACAGGCTTCCACGGGTGCCGGTGCAGCTTGATGCGCTTCTCTTTAGATGCCATCTCATGAAGCATCTCGTAAGTGCCGTCATCGCTCTGGCAGTCAGCGACAACAACCTCGTCACAGATTCCGAGCAGGGAGTTGATCGCCTCTCGGATGCAGTAGTCGTAGCGAATCGCTCGACGAACGAAGATAGATCCACCGATGCTCATACTTTTCCATCATCCTTGTTCTTCAGCCAGTCCCTCTGCTTGACCTCGCCCCATGCGAACCTCACGCAATCGCCGATATGCAGGCCGTTGCGCCAGCAGTAGTCGGCGAGGTAAACGATGACGTCGCCAACGGCATCAGCCTTGGCGATGCGGTGCTCTTCTGGCGTGCCGCGAATCCCTTGCTCAAGCTTGAGATGCGCGTGTGACAGCTCCCCAACCTCCTCCTGCACACCCAGTAGCGGGTGGTGCGGTTTGTTGTTTGGGAAGTTCCTGCTGCTCCATTCCTTCACTTCTTTCTGCAGGTCGTCTAGGTTCATTCTGGTATTAGGTCTACGTCGGGAATCGCGAGATCCCCGCTCAGGTGGTGGGTTGTGTATGACCTCTTCCAAATACAATTCGGGAGCTGAGGCCAGCACTCCTGAATCAATGGTTTCTTCAGCGCTTCCGCTATTGCGAGCGGGAGGCTTTGATTGCCAATGAACAGCTTCGCGCCGTTAATCGCGTTGGCGATGTCGAGGCAACTGCCGCAGTTAATCCTTGGGACAGATCCGAACTTGGCGCAGAACGTTATATACTCAGCGTCGGTCCCAATGAAGCCAGATCGATACCAGAGCTTCTCAACGATTCTTCTCCATGGGAAATCAATCCCATGATAGCGGCTGGACCTGGACAGGATTACATCAATGCGCCTGTCCTCCAGTGTTCTGAACGATGACCTGCCGCACTTGAGCCATTGGAAAATACTTCTGTCGTTTGGCACGCTGGCAACCCTGCACACGGCTTCGGTAATGGTCAGCTTGTCGTTGACCCACTCGTTTGTTAGAGCCCACTTTCTGAACGCATCCACGTTGTAGAGCGGCGGAGGGTCTAGCGCTGGGTCGTACGTCGCCCTGTCGATGTACGGCTGAACCTCAAGCAGAGCGATCAAACTTGCCGCAGACTGCTCGGTGAACGCCGGGGACGGCGATACGTCGGCTGAGTTGTTAAGAACGATGCGGAACATACCGGCAACGTTCTTTGTTCTGGCGTGAGTGATCAGCGCTGGAAGCGCATAGATCACGTCTCCTGCTGCTCCGGAGTGGTAGTAGGTATGGATATCGTTCTCCCAGCGAACCTCTTTGCCAGCTCCGCTTCTTTCAGTTGTATCCATTCGATTGCTCCTTGACTGTTCACGAACTCACGGCTGTATCGCTTCCTGAGAGTTGCGGTCTCAGGCTTTCCGTTTCTTCCCTGCCTTCGGTCCTGGCGCGGCTCCCTCCACTCGAACCGGTATATCATCTTCCCCCGGAAGGAGGTCGTCTGGAGGCATGTCACCTTCGGCTTGTACTTCAGCACTCTTGGTTTCTTCTGGCTCATTCTGCTGTTCCTTTGGTTGGTGGTTCACTGCTTCGGCTGTTTTACCGAAGATGTCTTGAGCGCTTTCACGCTTCACCACGAGCGGCTTCAGCATCTCGGGAGGAATCTCCTGTGCTGCCGGAACAGGGATCACTGGTGCTGGTGGTAGCTGCGTCTCCTGCGGCTCTGGCTGTTGATTAACTGAAGCAGGTTGCGGCGGTTGTTTTGGCTTGCGAAGGGTAGGAGCATGGATCCCTTCGGTGCCGCCTGCCGCAACCTGCAAATCTGGTGGGGCGACTCGACTTTCCCCCGGCCTCAACGGCCGCAGAATCGCCTTGCCGACATACCTCACACTGGATGCAGGGACCTGTATCCTGAATGACTTCGATCCAAGATACCCCGGCTGCCTGCCCCAGACAGTGATCTCTTTCCCTGAGACATTGATAACGGTCCCAGACACCCCGGCGTCAGCGCCAGTGACGATTGTGACATGATCGTTGATCTCGATGATTATGACTCCGTTGACTGTTTTCATGGTCTTAGTTTTGCGTATGCTTCAGCCTTTTCCATTGCCGCCCTTAGTGAATCGATGTGTGGAACGAAGTAGTGCTTCATTGTCTTGTGGCTGGTAATGCCAGCCATGACCATCACGATGTAGCTGTCAGCTCCGCTGCTGAGCAGGTTGGAGATGAACGTCCGCCTGAATGTGTGGAACGACTTCTTGTAGATGCCGATCGAATGCAGGAGCTTGGTGAAGTCCTTACTGACAAACGGCCTCTCCCGTCGCTTGACGATTGTGTCGTCATCCCCGGCCGCTAGCTGCCTCGCCTCATGAAGCATGACGCACAGGTCTCCGCCAGTGACGAATGGGATTATGCATCTGCGCCCGAGCTTCTGCAGCTTCTGCGGTGAATACGTGATCTCTTCACGCTCGAAGTCAACCCATCTCCAGGTTGCCCTGAGCGTGTCAGACATTCGCATGCCGGTGTTGTATGCAAGGACCGCAGCCGGATAAACCCATGTGCCTGCGCCAGCCTTCTTGATTTTCTCGTACTCCTCTTTTGAGAAGGTATCGGTCTTGTATGTCCTGGCTGGCAACCTCAGGTCGGCTTCCTTCACCACGTTCTCACTCGCGTGACCGTTGCGAACCATCCAGCGGAAGAACGAGTTGAGCGACTTCTTGTGCCGGATGAGCGTGTTGGGTTTTATCCCCTTGTCCTCAAGGTGAGCGAAGAACTGCGTGATGACATCCTGAGTGATGTGCCTGTCCTTCGCGAATATCGCCAGCTGAACCAGCGACATGTGGTAGCTGTCAGTCGTCCCGCCGCACACGCCCTTGTTGCAGCACGCCTGAAGGTAGCGATTGCAGAACGCCCTGAAGCTCGATCTGTTCAGGGGCTTTGGTGGCGGCTTTGGTTCCCGGTCCACCTTGATTACGAGGTCTTCAGTCCTTGCCTCCTCTGGCCACACCAGTGCTTTCATTGTTGCTCCTCTCCATTTTGGTTAGTTGTTTCATCACATACCGCAGCCCAATGCCACGGCTCAGGTGCCTGATCCCCCTCGGCCCGCGCAGCCAGATCCGCATCAGGTAGAACCGGCTCTTCCGTGGGCGGAGCAGGTCCACTCCGCACGCCTTCGCGAACCGCATGGCGTCACCGATTTTCACCGGACGCCACGTCCCTTGCCTTGCGATCCACCTCGTCTTGCGCATGGACAGCCCAGCCTCTTTTGAGATCTCCGCAAGGCTCTTCCGCCTGAACCCCTTCTTCGCGCACAGCCTTGTTAATGCCGGGGGCATGGCGTCCAGTTGTTCAATTAGTGTTGGCTTCATGCTATACCTGAATCGCTTAAGTCTGCCTGTGCAATATCATCTTCTTTCGGGCCTTCAAAGCCTTCGTAGAAGTCGATCTGGTCGCACGTCTCGTAGATCCTTGATATGATCGCGGCAGCGCTAGCGCCGAACCTGTGCCGCAGATCGGTGAGACTGTAGTTCGAGGTGAAGATGATCCCGCGCTTTGCCTCAACCCTGCACTTGATGACGTTGAACAGCTCCTCCTCGATGCGCTTGCCCTCGGCTTGGAACTTTCCAATGTCGTCGATGAGCAGGACCTCAACCCTCTCGATCTCAGGATACCACTGCCACAGCGTGCCAGCGGTGATCCTTGTTTCGACTGCTGCCCTGAACGTGCGAGCGTCGAATGTCATGCACTTGCGGCCAGCGTCGATCAGCTTGCGAACCACGAAGTATGCGATGCGGCTCTTCCATCGCCTCGGTGGACCATAGAGATACATGCCACGAGGCCCCGGCTGCCAGCCGACACACTTGCCAAGCTGGATCTTCGGGAACCTCGTAACGTCAGTCAGCCTGTAATCCGGAGGGATCCACCTCTCAACCTCAGACTGAGGCTTCGGCCTCTCCGGAAGATAACGGCTTGGAACCTTAAGCTTGTCGTAGCATTCATTGCAGGTGACGCACTTCGACAAGTCCATAATCACCTTCCTCATCGCACCGTCCGGTATCGGATACGACGGCAGCATCATCATCTTGCCGCACTTGACGCACGGCGCTCGGATGATGTCGGTGTATTCCTGTTGGTTTTCCACCATCATCAGCGCTGCCTTTCTGCCCGATCGTTGAACTCGCCGACTGTCATCTCCCCGCTTGCCAAACCGGCGAGCAAGTTGCGTCCCGATTTGTGACCAGCCTGATACGCTGACTTCACCATTGTTGAGACGGACGCATGGAGGGCGTCAACCGCCTCCGCCAGCCCAGGCTTTGCCAGCCGAACCTTTGGGGTCCAGTATCCCCTTGGATCCTCCATCGCCTTCAGGGTTTTCATGCCAACCCTCCACTGCGCTCCTTCCGTCGTGGCAAGCTGCCAGATAGTGTGTAGAGCCTCACAAAACTCGCTCCTGCCCTCGCGGTCCACCTCGGGGATATACTGCCAAGCATTGCTACTTGGGGGCGTTCCAATCGGCTCCAGTTCAGCACGCATGCTCTCCTCCAGTCTCCGCATCCTGGCGATCCAATCGAGGCAGGTAGGGCATGGTTTATCCTTCACCCGGTCCCATGTCCCGCCGCACACCGGGCAAGGTTTACGTGTGGTCGGTATTCGCTCTGTTTTCATGGTGCTTTGTATTGCGATCGCCTCGACTGCTTCAGGTCTTTCTCTCACGCAATCACCGCAGCCACTGCCGCCCTGATCAGGGCCTGCGCCCTTCTGCTTGGGCGCTTGCCTGGGGTATAGATCCTGAACAGCTCCTCGTAGATG